CCTGAAGAAAAGGTTGACCTTGTTGCAGAGCTTAAAAATGAACTCGATGTGATGAAGGAACGTCTCAATGAAACAGTAGACGAGAATTATGAACTAAAAACAACCGTTGAAGCCTTCTCTAAAAACTCAATTGTTGAAGAGATGGCTGAAGGTCTCACAGAGACACAGGTTGATAAACTTCGCACACTATCTGAGGGCGTAGAGTTTGAAGGTACCGAACAGTTCAAACACAAACTTGGTATCATTAAAGAAACTTATTTCAGTAAGCCGAGTGCGCAGTCTACTGGTACTGGGTTAATTACAGAAGAAATTGATGGCCATGATGACAGTGAAGAAAATATTGCTGAAAATAAGCAATATAGCGACCCAAATATCGGTAGATATGTTCAAGCAATCTCTAAACAGTCAAAGTAAAAAAAATTATAAATAATGTTGTCTTTAATAAAATAAAGCCTTTCTAAGGGAGAAGAAAATAAATGTCTTATTTAGATGAAAATGTACAAACAAAGTGGAATCCAATTCTCGAGCACGAAGATCTACCTTCTATTGAGGGTTCACATAAGCGCGCCGTAACAGCGCAGCTTCTTGAGAACACCGAAATCGCGGTACGTGAAGCACGTGAGTCAGGAATTGATTCTGGTTTTAATCGTGGACTGCTATCAGAAGCAGCGCCCACAAACGCAACCGGTTCAGACATCGATAACTTCGATCCTGTTCTTATCTCGCTAGTTCGCCGTGCGATGCCGAACCTTATTGCCTACGACGTCTGCGGCGTTCAGCCGATGAAAGGCCCAACCGGTCTTATCTTCGCGATGCGCGCACGTTACGACGGTCAAGCTGGCGCTGAAACCTTCTACAATGAAGTTGATACAGGTCACTCAGCACGCGGTGGTGCTAATACTTCTGCTACAGATGCTGGTTATTCTGCATCAACAGATATCGGCGGTGAAGCAGAAAACGTTGGTACTGGCCCAGACACATCTAACAACGCTGGCGGAAATACATATGCATTTGCCGGTGGTCTTAACACTTCAACAGCTGAAGGTCTTGGTTCTAACACCACAGCAATCTTCCCAGAGATGGCATTCTCAATTGAGAAGGTTACTGTTACAGCTAAGTCACGTGCTCTAAAAGCTGAGTACTCACTTGAGCTAGCTCAGGATCTTAAAGCAATTCATGGTCTTGATGCTGAAACAGAGCTTTCAAACATCCTTTCTTCTGAAATTCTTTCAGAAATTAACCGTGAAGTGGTCCGTACAATCGTTTCAACCGCTGTTACAGGTGCACAAGACGGCACAGTAACCGCAGGTCGTTTCGATCTTGATGCTGACTCAAACGGCCGTTGGTCAGTTGAGCGCTTCAAGGGTCTTATGTTCCAAGTTGACCGTGAAGCCAACGCGGTTGCAAAAGGAACCCGTCGCGGTAAGGGTAACGTAATTATCTGCTCGTCAGATGTTGCGTCAGCACTTCAGATGGCCGGTGTTCTTGATTATGCACCTGCTCTTAACTCAAACAACATCGAAGCAGACGATACAGGTAATACCTTTGCTGGTACCCTAAACGGTCGTTATCGCGTATATGTTGATCCATATGCTGGCAACAACTACATGGTAGTTGGTTATAAGGGGTCAAGCCCATTTGACGCTGGTCTCTTCTACTGCCCATATGTACCGCTACAAATGGTCCGTGCAACTGATCCGTCAACCTTCCAGCCAAAAATCGGGTTCAAGACTCGTTACGGTATGGTAGCAAATCCATTTGCTGAAGGTCTAACGGCCGGTCTCGGTGCTCTTAACCAAGACTCAAACGTCTACTATCGTCGTCTCATTGTCGACAACCTAATGTAATTTCATAATAAAAAAATTAAATTACACCTGAGAGGCGCTTCGGCGCCTCTCTTTTTGCCTATATAAATGTATAGTATAAACCAATTATAGGTTGTATAATGCAGGAAATATTAGAACAAGTGTATGGAAGATTTCCCGGTTTTAAAGGGCTTGTTAATTATTGTGTAGATAATAACATTACAGAAATACCAACATGTGCTGATGAAAACTGTAATAACCACGTTACATATAATAAAGCTTATCCTAACAGGGGTTTTGCTAAGTACTGCTCATCTTCATGTTCACGTAAAAATAAAACAATACCACAAGCAGCACGTATATTGCTAGATAATAAACAGTGGTTATATAATCAACGTATAACACAGAAAAAAGCTGTTGATACAATTGCCAAAGAACTAGAGATATCTCGAACACCAGTACTTAAATATATTAAGAAGCATAATATACCTGAAGTTCGCTACAATTCATCGATGTGTACAGTATTAGAAGATAAAGAAAAATTAAACGAGTTATATGATAACAATACGACTATGAGTGATATTGCGAAAAAATTAGGTGTAAGCACATCTACCGTTTCTCGCTTTTTCCAAAAACACAATATACAAGCGCAAGATAGTAACACATACCCACGTACTTATAGTAAAAGATCAAAAGGCGAACAAGAAGTATGTGATTTTCTCACTCAGCATAACATACAATTTAAAACAAACGACACATCTCTAGGTTTTGAACTAGATATTGTAGCTAATAATATTGCTATTGAATATAACGGGTTATATTATCACACTGAGAAGTTTAAAAAAGACAAAGAATTTCATTTCATTAAAACTATTAATTGTGAAATGAACGGATTGCGTTTGTTTCATTTGTGGGAAGACCAATGGCGTCAAAAACCCGACGTTGTAAAATCTACATTACTTCATATTTTTAATAAAACAGAAAAAAGAATATATGCGCGTAAATGTAAAGTATTAAATGTGTCAGGGGATGAGTCGCGTTTATTTTTAAATGATAATCATTTACAAGGCTATACGTCAGCCTCTATTAAATTGGGGCTGTACCATGAGGGTGATTTACTTGCAATTATGACATTTAGTAAACCGCGTTTTAACAAAAAGTATGAATGGGAGTTGGTGCGGTTTGCAACTAAAAATTATACCCATATCCCCGGAGCGTTTACTAAGTTACTCTCTGCCTTTAAAAAGCAATACGAAGGGAGTATTATCACATATGCAGATCTTTCTTACTCAGAAGGCAATGTTTACAAGAAAAACGGCTTTAAAGAGAGTTTGGAAATAATTTAACAGAACAACAAATAATGAATACCCTTAATATTCCACGTATATGGGATTGCGGCACTCGGGTTTATTTGTTAGATAAATAGACCATACAAATAAAAAGAGGGTAGTTATATAATGACATATATAAATCAACCAATACATTATCCAACACCAGCAACAACAGGACGGGTATGTCCTAGATGTAATAATGTTTATAGTCCTAGTACCCCAGGGTGTCATAAATGTAATACAGACAAGAACAACCATATTGCTACTACAGAGTAATATATAGTACTTGTACCGACATAATCGAGTATATAGGTGTTACAGAATCTATCCAATTAAAATTTTCTATTAATTGCACTGGTTATAATTACTTTTATAAATAAGGAATATCATGGCACTAACACCTAACAATCTTAGCATTAGCAGCTTTAGGGTTAAAATTGCTAGATCGCCAGACATTGAATTAAGAGCACAGGCTGTTGTTGTGCCAGGTGTTCAGTTAGGCGTTGCTAATCAACCCACACCATTTGTACCTGCACCGAAACCAGGTAATATGACTTATGATGAGTTGGTTATGACTATACAGGTAGGTGAAAATCTAGCGGGATATCTCGAAATATTTAACTGGATGACGTCTCTAGGACACCCCGATGAACTAGCGCAATATCCATCAGAAAGAGATGCAAGTTCCGAAATATATTCTGATATATCTGTTATGATTCTTTCTAATCAAGACACCCCTATACTGCGCGCCCATTTTACGGATTGCTTCCCTGTGATGCTTTCCCCTCTCAATTTCGATTCGATGCAAGACCAAGTGCAATACTTAAAAGCAGATATTGGTTTTAAATATTTACGATATTATTTGTCAGACCCTAATAAAGATAACTGTTGATTTTTTAAAACAACAATATATGATATAAAGTATAGTAATATTGTGTTGTCTAAATAATTATGGGTTATTATGAAACTAGAACAAATTCAAGAACTATGGAAGCAAGATTCAACTGTAGATAGGGAAAAACTGGACGAAGAATCGCTAAACACATCAACACTTCATCATAAATACTATAACATTTATACAAACGAAAAACTAGTTCTAAGAAAACTAGAAACACAATACAAACAATTGCGGCTTGAGAAGTTTGAATTCTACACTCAAGGACCAAGCACCGAAACAGAGGCAAAAGGGTGGAAGCTTCCAAATATAGGGAGAATTTTAAAATCTGACGCCAACACATATGTTGATGCTGATCAAGATATTATTGACTTGTCGCTTCGTATTGGGTTGCAGGAAGAAAAAATTGAATTTTTGAATTCAATTATACGTATTATTTTTAATAGAAATTATCAGATAAAGAATGCTATTGATTTTTTGAGATGGCAATTTGGAACATGAGGTTAAATATTGGTAGATGTATATTTAGAATATTATGATGAGGCGCATAGTAAGATAAATTGCGATGCTGGTATACTAATGGAGTTATACGAGCATTTTGAGTATTTTGTCCCTAATTATAAGTTCAACCCAAAATATAAAGCTAGAATATGGAACGGTAAAATTTCCCTTGTTAATAGAATGACGAGGTTGATATATTGCGGTTTAAATAAAAGAGTTAAAAAGTTCTGTGAAGCGCGAGGCTATACATTTGCTTTTGATGATAGGCTCACATATGATGAGGTGTCTGAAAGTGAAGTACGTGAACATTTAAAAACATTAAATCTCCCTGATTTTTTAAATGAACGTGACTACCAAGTCGATTCAATCGTAAAATGCCTCCGATCAAGACGTCGTACTTTACTTTCACCTACAAGCAGCGGCAAATCATTTATTATCTATGCTATATCCCAGTGGTATAAAGATAGTAAGACATTAATTATTGTCCCTTCAAACGGTCTCGTCGCGCAATTTGAATCAGATATACGTTCATATGGTTTCACTGGAAAGATTCATACATCGTTGGACGGCATCTTAAAGGATAATGATATTGATTGTGATATATGTGTTACAACATGGCAATCACTTGACCGAGGAAAGAAAGGGAGGCTTCCTAAAAAGTGGTTCGAACAATTTGGCGTAGTTTTTGGAGATGAATGCCACGGGTGTAAAGCTGATACTCTGGTGAGGATTCTTTCAGCCTGCAATCACACACCATGTAGAATAGGTACAACCGGGACCTTAGATGACCAGCCTCTGCATGAAGCAACTATTGAAGGGCTTTTTGGGCCTCCCTATAAATCTATCACTACCCGAGAGATGATTGACCAGGGGTACGCCACACCGGTTAAAATTATTTGTGTTGTTCTTAAATATACAGATGAAGATAAAAAAGAATTTCATACAAAAGTAAAAGACCCAAAAACAGGCATTAAACGCAAACGAAACTATCAAGATGAAATTAAGTATGTTACTACCCATGAAGGACGAAATAGATTTATTACAAACCTTGCTCAATCACTTAAAGGCAACAAACTAGTATTTTTTAAACAACTAGACCACGGCGAAACATTAAAGAAAATGCTTGATAATCTCGAGGATGTATTCTATATTGAAGGTAGTGTTAAGGCACAAGAGCGTGAAAGTATAAGAGCAGCCATAGAGGAGAAGAATAACGCTATTCTTCTTGCATCGCTAGGCACGACCTCTACCGGGGTTTCAATTAAAAAGCTCCATCACTTAATTAGTGCCGCGCCCCAGAAATCTAAAATTAAAGTTGTGCAAGCTATCGGCCGCATGCTTCGTCAACATAAAGATAAAAAATGTGTGTATGTGTTTGACATTGTTGATGACTTAACAAAAGGGTCACAGGAAAATTACTGTATCAAACATTTCCGTGAACGTGTTAAAATATATGACAAAGAACAATTTCCATACAAAATAAAATATGTTAGGTTAAAGTAAATGGAAAAACAAATAACGGTTATCAAGCTAGTCAACGGCGATGAATATATCGGGGTGGTGGACACGAGCGACAGCGAGTATACAACCCTAATAGACCCATTGATGTTTATTAAAATAACAGAGGACGATAACACATACACTACTAAAGGTGTGTATTTTGACGATGTGCTAAGAGGGTCGAAAGAAAATATATTAACTTTCCCCACTTCAAAAGTACTATATCAATATACCCCTATTAGTGAATTAAGCACGTATTATAGTTATACGAGTATGCTAGCACAAACAGAGAAAAAATATTTCAAAAACGCGCTTAACCTGGCTTCGCAAGAAATTGCTGATTATATCGCCAACACCGAAACATCTAACATTACATGGAATTGAACAAATGGCTAAGACTAAAAAAACAAACAAATCTAACCATTACGTCGATAATGAAAAGTTTCTGGCGGCGATGATTGAGTATACGGACCAGTATAAAGAAGCAAAAAAGAATAATACAGAGCTTCCTCGGCCGTCTAATTATATTGGTGAATGCTTATACTTGATCGCCTCTCGCTTGTCAACGAACCGCAACTTTATCGGTTACACATTTCGTGAAGAAATGGTTAGCGATGCTGTAGAAAACTGTCTACGTTACTTGTATAATTTTGATCCTAATAAAACCAAAAACCCTTTCGCCTATTTTACTCAGATATCCTGGTATGCTTTTTTGAGACGTATGGATAGCGAAAAGAAGGAAGCTTATGTAAAATACAAGTCAATTGAAAATTCTATTATCAACAATACTCTGGTCGACATGTCAAGCGAAGATCAAAAACATTTTCAAGCTGCTTCGGATATGATTGATAACAGCAACCTTCAAAGTCTTATTGAAAAATACGAGAAAAAACCAAAAAAGAAAAAACCAAAAAAGAAAAGTAAAGAAGCTACTACAAGCACTGTAGATAAATTTACTGAAGAGGTTAAAAAATAAAAAATGACACAAAATATTCCTGTTAATATTCAACAGTTAGTTGAATCTGTTTTAGATAAAAAAACGCCTAAGCATGTAAAGTATAATCAACTTGTTGTTCTCGAAAAAATTCGTGAAGTTTGCGATCATGCTATTCGTAAAGCTGATGGAGATAAATGGGCGTAACCCAACACATGTCGACTATAATTTTGTCCCATATAAAATAAAAAGGAGGATCGCTTATGACTCGTGTATGTTTTCTCGGCGATACACACTTTCGGCGCCCGTAATGATAATTTAACGTTTCATGATTATTTTGATAAATTCTTTACAAATGTATTTTTCCCTTATCTAAAAGAAAATAATATTACGCATGTCATCCAGTTGGGCGACTTGTTTGATCGTCGTAAGTATATTAACTTTGTGACGCTCTATAAATCAAGAGAATACTTTTTTGATAAACTGGTAGAGCATGGGATTACCATGGATGTGTTTGTGGGCAATCACGACACCGCATTTAAAAATACAAATAAGGTAAATTCACCAGAGCTCCTGCTTCAAGAATATGACAACATTACTGTGCACTCTTCGCCTGCGGATATTAAAATTGGTGAAACTACATATGCACTGCTTCCATGGGTGTGTCAGGATAACTATGACGAATCATTAGAGTACATCAAAAATACAAAAGCGCATATTCTTTTAGGGCATCTAGAGCTAGCTGGTTTTAAGATGTATAAAACAGTGGTCGCTGATCACGGGACGTTAGATGTTGATGTATTTAAAAAGTTTGATATTGTCTGCTCAGGACACTATCATCACAAGTCTTCTAAGGGCAATATCCATTATCTCGGAACCCCGTATGAATTGACATGGTCGGATTATAACGACGAGAGAGGTTTTCACATATTTGATGATCAAACACGTGAGTTGACGTTTGTTAAAAATCCATACATGATGTTTCACAAAATAAACTACGACGATAATGAAAAAACGCTGGAAGATTTACTAGATATAGATTATAGTATCTATAATAACACATACTGTAAAGTAATTGTACGTAACAAAACAAATCCATATTGGTTTGATATGTTTATCTCAAAACTTCAAGAATCCGGTGTTAATAACATTCAAATTGTTGAAGACCACCTCAACCTTAGCTTTGAGAATGACGAAGAGATTGTTAATGAGGCGGATGATACAATTTCAATATTAAAGAACGCCGCAAAAAATATTGAATCATCGACAGTCAGCGATACAGAAATTAGTTCGTTACTTATGGAGCTGTATGACGCTGCGTTAAATGTGGAATAAGAATGATATTTTTTAAAAAAATAAGATACCAAAATCTAATGTCTACTGGCAACCAGTTCACGGAAGTGCAACTCGACAAATCACCGTCGACACTTGTTATCGGTGAAAATGGTGCTGGCAAATCAACATTTATCGAAGCAATTAGTTTTGCTCTATACGGCAAGCCGTTTCGTAATATTAATAAACCGCAACTTGTTAACTCAATTACACAGCGCAATTTGCTTGTTGAGGTAGAATTTAATGTCGGCGGAAATAGTTATATGGTCCGCCGTGGGATGAAACCGAATGTGTTTGAAATTTATCGCAACGATGAATTAATCGATCAACATGCAGGGGCTCGCGATTATCAAGAATACCTTGAAAAGCAAATTCTCAAATTAAACTTTAAATCTTTTACTCAAATTGTTATTCTGGGTTCCGCTAATTATGTACCCTTCATGCAAATGCCTACGCAGACACGCCGTATGAATACTCTTCTCAACGAAAAGAAAAATATTAATAAGAATGATATTATTGAAAATGAGCATGAAACACGTCTCTGTAAACAAAAACTTAAAATGCATAAAGAACATCTCAAAGAGCTCAAAGCTAATAACGAGAGTCTTATAACAGAAAAACAACAGAGCATTGAAAAATATCGCAATGATGTTGCCGCTATTGAAAAAAAGAACGTGGAGCTTAATAAAGAATTTGACCGCGTCCAAAATAACATTAATGAACATGGTGACGCAAAAGCCAAGTATGAGAAGTATCTAAAGACGGAAAGCTCTTTAGAAGAAGCTCGTCGAAAGATTGACCGCGAGATAAAATTCTTTCATGATCACGATAGCTGCCCTACATGCTCACAGGGCATTGAAGAGAATTTTAAAAGGGACAAGATTGTAAAAAGACAGGGCCAGCGCGTTCAAGTTAATACAAAACTTGAAGAGCTCGATCAACGTATTACTAAAGTTAATAGTATATTAGAAGCTATGAAAGAGCTTAACAATCAATTAACAGACATTAATAACAAAATAATGTCTAACAATACGGAAATTAATTATTTGAACCGCTCTATCACCAGTACAGAAGAGGAAATCAAAGGATTAACAAATAAAGCAATCACTCTTCAAGAGGAGCGGGATAATAGCAAAGAGTACAGAAACGAGCTAAATGAGCTAGAAAAAAAGCATGAAGAGCTAACACACGAGCGTGCTACTATTGATATAACAGGACAACTGTTAAAAGATACAGGTATTAAAACAAAAATTATTAGGCAGTATATTCCTATTATGAATAAACTGATTAACAAGTATCTTGCTGCCATGGACTTTTTTGTAAACTTTGAGTTAGATGAATCTTTCAGTGAAACAATTAAATCGCGCTTTCGCGATGAGTTTTCATACGCATCGTTCAGCGAAGGTGAAAAAATGCGTATCGATTTAGCGTTGATGTTTTCTTGGCGCGCCGTTGCAAAAATGAGAAACAACTGCGCCACAAATCTTCTTATTATGGATGAGGTGCTTGACTCCTCGCTCGACTCAACTGGTACAGAAGAATTTCTAAAGATATTGCAAACTATCACACAAGACACTAACACCTTTATTATTAGCCATAAAGGTGATCAATTG